GAAAGCCGCTCCGTTACATTTAAGCCACCCTGTCGGTGGAATTGATGCTGGCCACGGAACGGGAACGCCAACCGGCAATGCAGAACCCTCTCCTAAACCGAGGTTTCTGGTTAAACGCGTTCACTTTTGACTGTGCTGGCCATTGACCTGCAGGACCGTCAAAAATGACCGTGCTCGATAAAAAGGTGGCATTATTTCTCGCTTTTTATGGGCGAAAAATCATGCAAATAGGTTACGTGAGGGTGTCAACAAATGACCAGAACACCGCTTTACAGCGAAATGCACTTGAGTGCGCAGGATGTGAGCTGATTTTTGAGGATAAAATAAGCGGTAAAACCGCAGATCGGCCAGGGCTAAAGAAGGTGCTGCGCACTCTGTCAGAAGGTGACACGCTGGTTGTCTGGAAGCTGGACAGGCTCGGCAGGAGCATGCGGCATCTTGTTACCCTGATCGAAGACCTTCGCAGTCGGGGCGTAAACTTTCGCAGTCTGACGGATAGCATTGATACATCAACCGCGATGGGGCGTTTCTTTTTCCACGTTATGGGCGCCCTGGCCGAAATGGAACGTGAGCTAATCGTTGAGCGTACCCGCGCCGGGTTGGCAGCTGCCAGACAGCAAGGGCGTATCGGTGGCAGGCGGCCAAAACTGACAGAGCAGCAATGGGCGCAGGCCGGGCGACTCCTTGAGGCAGGGGAAAGCAGGAAGCGCGTTGCGCTAATTTTTGATGTGGGTATCTCCACGCTGTACCGAAAATTTCCCGCGTCTGCCGTGGCGCCATTGTTTGAGCGGTCAGACACTCCTGTATAAATGAACATGCTTTCTCATTTATGTAACCTGAAATCAGGCACATAAGAGAGGCAAAGCTATGCAAAAAGCGGTTATTGGGGCGGCAACTATTTACTGTGGTGACAGCCTGGAAATTTTGCGCGAACTCACTGGCGAATTTGATGCAGTAATTACTGATCCGCCTTATTCCAGCGGTGGTATGACGCGCAGTGATCGGCAGGCCAAACCCTCAGGGAAGTATGTAGGCAATAACAACTACCATGAGTTTTACGGCGATAACAGAGATGTGCGCTCCTGGGCGTTCTGGATGACGCAGTGGATGAGTCAGGTTAACCGCCTGGTTAAGTCAGGCGGGTATGCCATGGTTTTCACGGACTGGCGGCAGCTTCCAACGCTTACTGACGTTTTTCAGGCTGGCGGTTTTGTATGGCGGGGGCTGATTCCGTGGGATAAAACGCTTTCAACTCGTGCGCCTCATACCGGTTATTTTCGCCATCAGTGCGAATACGTTGTCTGGGGAAGTAACGGACCATTGCCTAAAAGTCTGCATGGTGGACCTTGGCCGGGTATGGTGACTCGCCGGGTTATTCCGTCTCAAAAACTCCATATGACCGGCAAACCGATTGAGCTTATGGAAAGCCTGATTGCCCCCGTTCCCCCTGGCGGCCATATTCTTGATCCATTTATGGGGAGTGCATCAACTGGCGTTGCAGCGCTGAGGAAGGGATATAAATTTACCGGGATTGAGATGAGCCAGCAGTATTTTGATATCTCATGTGAACGCCTGGAAAAAGAAAACGCAGATATCCGCGCGGGCGTATTGTGTGATTAAGGGAACAATGCCGCGTAGCTGTCTGCGCGGCCCATTCAATTCACCATAGGGCGAAACCTAAACACCGGAGGGTTCGCCGTATGGCTCAGGATTATCACCACGGTGTGCGCGTCGTTGAGGTCAACGATGGCACCCGCCCCATTTCAACAGTAAGCACGGCAATTGTCGGTATGGTCTGTACCGGCGATGATGCAGATGCGTCCGTGTTCCCCCTTAATAAACCGGTCCTGCTTACCGATGTGCTGACCGCCAGCGGTAAAGCAGGCGAGTCCGGCACGCTGGCCCGCTCGCTGGATGCAATTGCCGACCAGGCTAAACCCGTGACCGTCGTTGTGCGCGTTGCACAGGGTGAAACCGAAGCGGAGACAACCTCCAACATTATCGGCGGTGTGACAACTGACGGTAAAAAAACGGGCATGAAAGCGCTGTTATCTGCGCAGTCCCAGCTCGGCGTTAAGCCGCGCATTCTGGGCGTGCCGGGGCACGACACGCAGGCGGTTGCCACTGAACTGCTGAGCGTGGCGCAGAGTCTGCGCGGGTTTGCTTATCTGTCCGCCTATGGCTGCAAAACGGTAGAGGAAGCCATTGCCTACCGCGCTAATTTCAGCCAACGCGAGGGGATGCTGATCTGGCCTGATTTCATCAGTTTTGACACCGTGCTGAATGGTGACGCAACGGCTTACGCCTCAGCCCGTGCGCTTGGTCTGCGTGCCAAAATTGACGAGCAGACCGGCTGGCACAAATCCCTGTCCAACGTGGGCGTGAACGGCGTCACCGGCATTTCTGCGGATGTGTTCTGGGATTTGCAGGACCCGGCAACCGATGCGGGGTTGCTGAACCAGAACGATGTCACCACGCTGATCCGCAAAGACGGTTTCCGCTTCTGGGGTTCCCGCTGCCTCAGTGACGATCCTCTGTTTGCCTTTGAAAACTACACCCGCACCGCGCAGGTACTGGCTGACACTATCGCCGAAGCGCACATGTGGGCGGTTGATGGCGTGCTTAACCCGTCGCTGGCCCGCGACATTATCGAAGGTATTCGCGCCAAACTGCGCAACCTGAAAACGCAGGGCTACATCATCGGCGCCGACTGCTGGCTGGATGAGTCCGTAAACGATAAAGATTCCCTGAAAGCCGGGAAGCTCACTATCGATTACGACTATACGCCGGTACCGCCTCTGGAAAACCTGATGCTGCGCCAGCGCATCACCGATCAGTATCTGCTGGATTTCTCCAGCCAGGTCAGCGCGTAAGGGGACAATATGGCTTTACCACGCAAGTTAAAACACCTGAACCTGTTTAACGACGGGAATAACTATCAGGGGATCGTTGAGTCCCTGACCCTGCCTAAATTCGGCCGCAAGTTTGAAAAGTATCGCGGCGGCGGTATGCCAGGTTCGGCTGATGTTGATCTGGGGCTGGATGATGGCGCGCTGGACACGGAATTTTCAATCGGTGGCACCGAACTGCTGTTATTCAAACAGATGGGTAAAGCCACCGTTGATGGCATCCAGCTGCGTTTCACCGGCTCCATTCAGCGTGACGATACCGGCGAAGTGCAGGCCGTTGAGCTGGTTGTGCGCGGGCGACATAAAGAAGTCGATTCCGGCGAATGGAAAACCGGGGAAAGCAACACCACAAAAGTCAGCAGCACCAACAGCTACGCGAAGCTGACCATTAACGGCGAGGTGCTCTATGAGGTTGATGTGATCAACATGATTGAAATCGTTGATGGCGTGGACCTGATGGAAGAACACCGCAACGCCCTGGGCCTCTGATCTACTTTAAAGGCGCGGGCAGCCGCGCCAGTACCTTATTAACAGGAAATGACAATGAGTGAACAACAGACTGAAAAAACCGTACAGCTGGACACCCCAATCAAACGCGGTAAAACCGAAATTGCCGAAATTGTGCTGCGCAAGCCGCAGTCCGGCGCGCTGCGTGGCACCCGTCTGCAGGCGATCATGGATATGGACGTCGGCGCGATGATGACGATTATCCCCCGCATCTCCACGCCCGCGCTGACCGCTCAGGAAATGGCTGAAATGGACCCAGCCGATCTCACCGCGCTGTCGGTTGAGGTGGTCACTTTTTTGTTGAAGAAATCGGTGCTTGCCGGTTTGCCGACAGCCTGACGGTAGAAGACCTGGTGGCTGATATCGCCACCATTTTTCACTGGCCGCCGTCCGTCACTGACGTTATGCCGCTGACCGAAGTGCTGGAGTGGCGGCATAAAGCGATTCAGAGAAGCGGGGCCAGCGATGAGTGACACTAACCTGCGTTTGCAGGTAATTCTAAATGCGGTTGATAAGCTCACCCGCCCATTCCGATCAGCGCAGGCCAGCTCCAAAGAGCTGGCTACCGCCATTCAGCAAAGCCGCGCAAGATTAAAAGAACTGGACGCCCAGGCGGGCCGTATTGACGGTTTCCGCAAGGCAAGCGCGCAGCTGGCCGTCACCGGCAACAGTCTTAAAGCCGCACGCGAAGAAGCGGCGAAGCTTGCCACGCAGTTCTCGGCAACTAACCGGCCGACGGCGGCGCAGGCGCGTCTGCTGGAGCAGGCAAAAAACCGCGTTAACGAGCTGCAGAGCAAATACAACGGCTTGCGTCAGTCGGTGCAGCGTCAGCGTCTTGCGCTCAATGAGGCCGGGCTGGACACCAAAAAGCTGAGCAGTGCGCAGCGGGAGCTGCGGCAGAATGCCGACGAAACCCGGCAGGCGCTGGACCGACAGCAGAAATCCCTTAAACGCCTGGGCGAGCAGCAGGCCCGTATGAACGCCGTCCGCGATCAGTATTCGCGGCGCCTTGAGGTGCGGGATCGTATTGCGGGCGCCGGAGCAACGACTACTGCCGCCGGGCTGGCGATGGGCGCGCCGGTGATGGCTGCCGTTAAAAGCTATGCCAGCATGGAAGATGCGATGAAAGGCGTGGCAAAGCAGGTTAACGGGCTGCGGGACGACAACGGCAACCGCACAAAACAGTTTTATGACATGCAGGATGCCATCAAGGCCGCCAGTGAACAGCTGCCGATGGAGAATGGCGCCATCGACTATGCCGCGCTGGTTGAAGGTGGCGCCCGCATGGGCGTGATAAACCAGAACGATTCTTACGAAGACCAGAAGCGTGACCTGCTGGCCTTTGCATCCACTGCTGCAAAGGCCGCAACGGCATTCGAGCTGCCCGCTGATGAACTGGCGGAGGGGCTGGGGAAAATCGCGCAGCTCTATAAAGTGCCGACCCGCAATATTGAACAGCTTGGCGATGCCCTGAACTACCTGGACGATAACGCCATGTCTAAGGGCGGCGATATCATCAATGTGCTGCAGCGCATGGGCGGCGTGGCTGACCGGCTTGATTTCCGCAAGGCGGCCGCGCTGGGTTCCACCTTCCTGTCTCTGGGCGCCGCGCCTGAAATTGCCGCCAGCGCATCAAATGCGATGGTGCGCGAACTGTCGATTGCAACCATGCAGAGCAAGCGGTTCATGGAAGGTATGGATCTGCTGAAACTCAATCCAGAAGAGATTGAAAAGCAGATGACAAAGGACGCAATGGGGACCATTCAGCGCGTGCTGGAGAAGGTCAACAAACTGCCGCAGGACAAGCGCCTGTCCGCCATGACGATGATATTTGGCAAGGAGTTTGGCGATGATGCGGCGAAGCTTGCAAATAACCTGCCGGAGCTGCAGCGACAGCTGAAACTCACATCAGGCAATGAGGCTAACGGCTCCATGCAGAAAGAATCCGATATCAATAAGGATTCACTTTCCGCGCAGTGGTTGCTTGTGAAAACTGGCGCGCAGAACGCTTTCAGTAGCCTGGGTGAAACCCTGCGCCAGCCGCTGATGGATATCATGGGGTACGTCAAAAACGTTACCGGGGCACTGCGTCGATGGGTTGAGGCTAACCCGCAGCTGGCGGGCACGCTGATGAAAGTGGCTGCAGCCACAGCTGCGATCACCGTTGTGCTCGGCACGCTGGCGGTGGCCGTGGCTGCCGTGCTGGGGCCGCTGGCGGTGATCCGTTTTGGCCTGTCCGTGCTGGGTGTAAAAACACTCCCCTCCGTTATGTCTGCAGTGACCCGCACCGGCGGCGCGCTGTCCTGGCTGGCAAATGCGCCGCTTTCCCTGTTGCGCCGTGGCCTGGCTGCATCCGGCAGCAGCGCCGGATTGCTGGCGTCTCCCCTTAACTCCCTGCGCCGTTCTGCCGGGCTGGCTGGCAATGCGCTGAAAGCGCTGGCCGGTGCGCCGCTTGCTGTCCTTCGCGGCGGAATGTCTGGTATTCGCAACATTATCGCCATGGTAATGAATCCGCTGGCCGCGTTGCGCGGGGGATTATCCGCAGCCGGTGGCGTGCTGCGTTTTCTGGCGTCCGGCCCGCTGGCCCTCCTTCGCGTTGCGCTGTACGGGATTTCTGGATTGCTGGGCGCCCTGCTTAGTCCGATAGGGCTCGTTGTGGCGGCGCTGGCTGGCGTGGCGCTGGTTGTCTGGAAATACTGGCAGCCGATAAGCGCATTTTTAGGCGGAGTGGTTGAAGGATTCAAAGCTGCAGCTGCACCTGTCAGTGCGGCGTTTGAGCCACTGCAGCCTGTTTTCCAGTGGATAGGTGACAAGGTCCAGGCATTGTGGGGCTGGTTTACTGATCTGCTGACGCCGGTTAAATCCACCTCTGCAGAACTGCAAAGCGCGGCGTCGATGGGACGGCAGTTTGGGGAAGCGCTGGCGGCAGGGCTGAACATGGTCATGCACCCGCTGGATTCGCTTAAATCGGGCGTGTCCTGGCTGCTTGAAAAACTCGGCATCGTCAGCAAGGAGGCGGCCAAAGCGAAGCTTCCTGAGCAGGTCACGCGGCAGCAGCCAGCCACGGTAAACACAGACGGTAAAGTGGTGCTGCCGCCTGGCGGATTCCCGCCGATGGGTTTTGCTGGCATGTACGACAGCGGCGGTACCATTCCGCGCGGCCAGTTCGGCATCGTGGGTGAGAATGGCCCTGAGATTGTTAACGGGCCCGCCAATGTCACCGGCAGGAAACGGACTGCTGATCTGGCGAGGATGGCGGCAACGCTCAATCCTTCCCGGCCGGAACCGGCCAGCGCTAAACAACGTCCTGAACGCGGGATAGTTCTGCCGCCTGATAGTGTGAACGGTCCGGCAAATCTTCCGGTAAGCAATCGCACTACTGAACTGGTGAAACTGGCGGCAACAGTAAGCCCCGTTCGTGATGTAACAGCCAGCCCGGAGCAACGGCCTGAAAGCAGGTTAATACTGCCTCCTGAGATTGTTAACGCCCCGGTAAATCGTCCTGGTCGGGATCGTGCTGCGGAGCTGGCTGATATCGCTGCGGCTGTCATGCCAGCACCGGCCCTTGCGGAAATCACGGATAACAGGGCTGACCCGATGGCTATGCGCCAGAAGGTGTTCGCTTCCGTGGTCGCTGGGGTAATGGGCCTGGCGGCTGCCCCGGCAGAAGCCGCACCACTTCATCCGTACAGTGTACCTGTCAGGACGCAACCGGCACCGTCAGCAAAGGCAGAGAGACAGCCGCAGGTCATTAAGTACGAGATAAGCGCGCCAATTCATATTGTCGCCCAGCCAGGGCAAAGCGCACAGGATATCGCCCGCGAGGTGGCCCGGCAGCTTGATGAGCGAGAGCGCAGGGCCAGGGCAAAAACACGCAGTAATTTCAGTGATCGAGGGGGTTACGAATAATGATGATGGTGCTGGGGTTGTACGTATTCATGCTGCGAACCGTACCCTATCAGGAGCTGCAGTATCAGCGCAGCTGGCGGCACGCAGCTAACAGCCGGGTAAACCGGCGCCCGACAACGCAGTTTCTTGGACCGGATAACGATTCGCTTACGCTGTCCGGCGTCCTGCTGCCGGAGATTACCGGCGGCAGGTTGTCTTTGCTGGCGCTGGAGCAGATGGCGGAGCTGGGGAAAGCCTGGCCTCTTATTGAGGGGAGCGGGACGATTTACGGCATGTTTGTGATCGAGAGTCTGAGCCAGACAAAAACAGAATTTTTTGAGAGCGGTATGCCCCGGCGCATCGAATTTTCGCTGAGCCTGAAACGGGTGGATGAATCGTTGTCTGATATGTTTGGCAGCCTCAGCGATCAGCTCAGTAATTTGCAGGACTCCGCCACCTCTGCGATAGGCAATATGAAAAATACGGTTGGGGGGTTACTGCAGTGAATTTCAGCTCTGAACTCCTGAACCTGAACAGTAAAACCCCCGGTTTCAGTATCATCATTGAAGGTAAAGATGTGACTACCGTGCTGGATGCGCGCCTGATGAGTCTGACGCTGACCGATAACCGGGGTTTTGAAGCGGACCAGCTTGATCTGGAGCTGGACGACTCGGACGGGCAAATCGTTCTGCCGCGTCGGGGGGCCATTATTCAGTTTGCGCTGGGGTGGAAAGGTCAGCCGCTTTTTCCGAAAGGGGCCTTTACTGTCGATGAGATTGAGCATAGCGGCGCGCCTGACCGTCTCACAATTCGCGCGCGTAGTGCAGATTTCCGTGAATCCCTTAATACGCGGCGTGAAAAGTCCTGGCACCAGACAACGGTGGGCGAAGTCGTGAAGGAAATCGCGGGCAGGCATAAATTAAAGATGGCGCTGGGAAAGGACCTGTTGGACAAGCCTGTCGATCATCTTGACCAGACTAATGAAAGCGACGCCAGCTTTTTGATGAAGCTGGCGCGGCAGTATGGGGCGATAGCCTCCGTTAAGGACGGCAATCTCTTGTTTATCCGTCAGGGGCAGGGCAGAACGGCAAGCGGTAAGCCGCTGCCGGTTATCACCATAACCCGCCAGGCCGGTGATGGTCATCGTTTTACCCTGGCTGATCGCGATGCCTATACGGGGGTAATCGCCAGCTGGCTCCATACCCGTGAGCCAAAGAAAAAAGAGACGGCAAAGGTTAAGCGCCGTCGAAAGAAAACCACTGCGGCAAAGGAGCCGGAAGCAAAACAGGGGGATTACCTCGTTGGAACGGATGAAAACGTGCTGGTACTCAACAGAACTTATGCAAACCGCAGCAATGCAGAGCGAGCGGCAAAGATGCAGTGGGAGCGCCTGCAGCGCGGGGTTGCAACATTCTCCCTGCAGCTCGCAGAGGGAAGGGCTGATCTATATACCGAAATGCCGGTGAAGGTGAGCGGCTTTAAACAGCCCATTGATGATGCCGAATGGACCATTACCACGCTGACGCATAGTGTCAGTGCAGATAATGGTTTCACTACGACTCTGGAGCTTGAGGTAAAGATAGATGATTTAGAAATGGAATGATAATGTTCACAAAATGGATGTTCGTGTATCATTATGGGATTGCGGGTAATGACTTGGGGAGAAACGGATATGATGAATTGTCCGAAATGCGGACACGCGGCACATACTCGCAGTAGCTTTCGTGTATCAGATAATACGAAAGAGCGTTATTGCCAGTGCCAAAACATTAACTGTGGAACCACTTTTGTTACTCATGAAACCGTAGTGCGCTTTATCGTAACACCCGGACAGGTCGATCATGTGCCTCCGCACCCTTTAAACGGTGGTCAGGGACACATGAATTTTTGACAAACTAACCCGCTTCGGCGGGTATTTTATTGGTGGCAGCTTATTTTCTGCTGCCATTTTGCTGCCAACGATGAAACCATAAACAAAAAAGCCACTCGCTAGAGTGGCTTAATTATATGATTCTAAAGCTAAAATTTGGTGGCCCCTGCTGGACTTGAACCAGCGACCAAGCGATTATGAGTCATAAAATCGGCATGCTTCTAATCGTTCGCTATTGACGCTTATTGTATTTTTAATTGTCTATAATCAATCAGTTATGATGTTGTTTTTGTTTCTGATTGGTTGTCTCGTCTCCTCATTGTACTATCGTTACCTGACCCATTACCTGACCCAAAATGGGCATCGGGTCAGGTAACGCTTATCCTTAGAAAGGTAACCTCATGGCCGCTAATCTTACCGAGACTGCTATACGTGGATTGAAGACAAAAAGCACGTCGTACTACGTGTGGAGCAACAGTGCTCAACGTGGCACCGGCAGGCTTGGCGTTAAGGTTCAGCCTTCAGGCAGCAAAGTTTTTTATTTCCGTTATTACGTTGAGAAAGGGAAGAAAGAGAAGTTCATCCAGTTGGGCATCTGGCCTGAGATGAAGCTGGTGACGGCCAATGAGTTGGCGAAAAAGTATGGAGCCTGGCTTGTTGAAGGAAAAGAGCCCCAACAAGAGCTTGAGCAACAACGCTTGGCCGAAGAGCACCTTATGCAGATCCATCGCTCTCAAGGATCGTTTGATGAGCTGGTGCATGGCTACGTTAACAAGATGAAGCTCGACAATAAGCGGACCTGGGCTGATGTCCTGAAGCGTCTTGAAAAAGAGTGCTACACGGTTATCCCTCGAGAAACCAAAGCGAAAGATGTAACACCTCTGCAGATCAAAACCATCCTCTCAGGCATTATCCAGCGTGATGCGGTGGTGCATGCTAACCGGATTCGCTCGTATCTGATGGCAGCATTTAACTACGGCTTAAAAGCCGATAACGATCCGATGAATACCAGTGTGGGTATTACGTTCGGTCTTGAAGTAAATCCGGTATCGGCCATACCGAAACAGTCTTCGGCGGAAAAAGTGGGTGATACATGGTTAACGCTGGAAGAGCTACGTTTTGTCATGGAGCAGTTCGCTCAGGCAACTAACGTTGGGCCACTGATGCAGCACCTAATCCGCTTCTGTGTTTATGCTGGCGGGCAGCGTCCGTTTGAAATGATTGCCAGCCAGTGGAGCGCGATTGACTGGCAGCAAAAGACGCTCCTGGTAATTGCCGATGTATCGAAAAACAAACGGGAGCACCTGATCCCGCTGACTGAATCGGCATTAAGTGAATTAGCCTCAGTGAAAGAACTGACTAAGGAAAGTAACAGCCCCTATATCTTCCCGCTCTCGACCAACGGCGAACGACCGGTGCGTACCGATAGTCTGGCGCGTTCCATCATGTATTTCCGGGCTTTTAATCCTGAGTTTAAAGTTTTCACGGCGCGAGATTTGCGTCGTACCTGTAAAACGCTGATGGGGGAGGCCGGGATCAGTAAAGAGATCCGAGATCGTATCCAGAATCACGCTTTGAATGATGTCAGCTCGAAACACTATGATCGCTATGATTACCTGACTGAAAAGCGCAGGGCGCTTGAAATTTGGGAGGAACGGGTTAATAACTATCAGCGACACCAGGAAAACAACGTGGTAAGTCTCTTCAAAAGAACATAGTAAGTTATACTCCCGAGTAGTGAAATATAAGATGGATCACTTTTTAGGGGCGATTGCTGTGTCAGGCGACACTTAATTTGTTATTATCGACAAATGATAAGTGTCTGCCTGATGGGAGAGAGGGATGAATTCTAATTTTTTTTCGTTGTCAAAAATAACTGATCAGCATATCGTTCAGAAAATACTGGATGCATGGTTTTCTAAACGTATACAACTTTTTTTGTATTTTGGCGGAAATGGCAAAAAATATAGATTGTCACGCTGTATTTCGCCTTCGCTACATATAGGCGGAGAGCAGCTTATTAGTAATGGGGATGAATTTCACCTGTCAGAAGACAGTAAGGCACATTCAATTTTAAAATTCATCCCTGACCTGCCGCTAAAATCGCACTTGAAGATAACTAAAGGTTTTAAAATATCAAGATCAATTCAAGGTGAGTATTTCAACTATGAATACGCAGGGACTGCATTGGGATATTGGGTTGTTGTCCCGACTAAACTAGCAGCCTTTAATAATGATAATTATATTCATCACTGATAAAGAGTCATTTAGTCTTAAGGCTGATTCATCTGGTGCGGTATATGTCTATAGTGTTTACGATGAGGACTATTTGATTTTTGACGGTGATAACGGCATCAATAATGATGATCTCTATATCGATGTTAATGTGCTAAAGTCCGTCTTTCCTTCATTCAACCCTGATGATAAATTTAATGGCGTAACAGTTGAGAAAAAATCAAAAGAGGCTGTTTTTGAAACTAAAAAAGAGAATTTTGCTGTTTGTTTGCTTATGCATGAAACTGTCGTGAGGAACAATGGCGTTCCTGTTGTCAGTAAATTTAAAGTTGATTATGATGAAATGTGGAAAGCAAATATATCAGAAAGTACACTTCTTGAATGGTTTGAAAAACCAGCTGCATTTACAGATAGAAGGCAAAGAATTAAGGGCGAAAAAATAAAAGGTCTATATTTGTTTATGACTATGTTCAGTCAAAAATATGGAAGTGGCTCCAAAAGTAAAACCGCTATAATTGCAGATGAACTCAACAAATTGGCGGCCTCGGACGATTTTCAGTTCCCGGTCGCATTCACTACAAGTGATGTCAGAAAGTGGCTTAAGAAACCCAAAAACTAA